ACACCAGGAGGTGGAGGTACAGTAACATGTACATGCTATTATGCCTGTTTAGATGCAAATGGACACCTAACTGATTGTACATATACCTATACCGAGTCTGCTGAGGCAAATGCAGCCAACGGTGGCTGCTGTGGCTAAAAAATATTTGCTATGATACAATAGGTTGTATGAAATTTAACATATACAAAGACGAATCATTATTCATTTTTTTTACTGCAACAAATAATCCATTGGCTATTTTTTTTATTAATAGAGATTCTATTGATAAATATGACATGAGTCCAGACTTTTCTGAACAAGATAGACATTTTTTAAAATATTCTTTTAATGAAAAAGACTATTCATTAAATATAAATTCTAGTATGGCTGAGGCTATATTAAATGAATATAAAGTGGAAATGTTAGATGAGTGAAGAACTTACCCCTTGGGAAAAATATAAGCAGCGTTTAGGCGAAACAAGACCTTGGGATATTATTAATCCAAATACAGAATGGGCTACTGAAGAAAAAACAAAAGAAAGATTTGATATTTGCCAAGAATGCCCAGAACTTATAAAGTTAACAACACAATGCAAGCAATGTGGCTGTATTATGAAAATAAAAACTAAATTAGAAAAAGCAACATGCCCCATAGGAAAATGGTAATTTTAAAAAATGAGTTTAAAAGAAAAAAAAATATCTCCATGGGAAGAATACAAGAATAAATCATTAAATAGCCTAGGTATAGACATGTTATTGGTAGAGCAAGCCCGTAAAGAAAATAAAGTTCATATATTTAAAAACCCTTTTCCAAAACTTCCATCTTGGGACACATTAATTTTTGTTGTTTCCCAGTATGTGGAAGAAGATCTAAAAAAATTTCCAAATAGATCATATCTTTTAAGTGACTTTATTGAGGGAGAATCTTCTGATATGAAACTAAAATGTCGTTTTTGGTCAAGAATGGCTTTTCAACTTTATGATCCAAATGACAAATACATGTCTATAATTCCAGAACTTGATCAAGTAACTAAGTGGGGTCTTTCTCAATATTCGGCAGATGTTTATGATGGCAACTTTGCTTTAGTTACTCTTATGAAAAATCGTGGGGTTGTAGGAAACAAACATAGTGATTACGTAGATCAGTTTCAATGGGTAGTTAAAGGTGAGATGATCTGGCGTACAGGTGATAACCTAGAAAATGAATATCATCTTGTAGAAGGAGATTTTGTATTTATTCCCAAAAATTTGCAGCATGAGGTTGAAACTTTAGTAGCACCAAGAGCAGCCATTAATTTAATTTTAAGAAACTAAAAAGCACCTATAGGTTTTACCCCATAGGTGCCTTTAGTTATTATAATTTACTTAGGAAATTTGTTCATCCACATTCTGGTCTTTGGCGTAATGCCCTTCCAAGAAGACCAATTTTCTCCCCCATTTGTCATGTAGTATGCAATCTCTGCATTTTTGACGGGATTGAATAATTCAACATTAGAATTAAGATCAAACTTGGTTCTACGATCAGGACCAAGGTCATCAATCATATTAATTTGAAACATTCCATAAGACGAGTCGCCAGTCTTACGGTTGTCGGTAAAAGCAAATGGTCTTCCATTAGATTCCTTTTTAGCAACTGCCCAAGCAACTACAAGGTCTTTACCCTTGAAACCTACTAAAGAGAGCAGTTCTTTTAGTTCTATATCAGTCAGAGAAGTCTTATTCTCGAAACTCTCTAGTTTTTTTGCTTTAGAAACCAAAAAAACCTCTTTCGAGGCGGTTTCCGATGTCTGAGCCTGTTCCAGGCTAAGATTATTTTTAGTATCTAGTTCTGTTGTAGCATTAGCAGCATTACAAGATACGGCTACTAATAGTACAATACTGAGTGTGCTAATGATCTCTTTGTTTCTTTCGATAAATTTAATCATAGTTTCCTCCTTAGAAAACAATAACACCTTGGTAGGTGTCTACTGATAAGTATAACACAAATTTTACCTAAAAGTCAACTTTATGACATGGTATAATAAAATTACTATGGCTACAGGAAATACAGACGATGGATTATTCAATTTACCGTTTCCAATTGCAGATGATCCAGTTAATGTTCATGGAGATATTCAATCATTAGTCAATAGATTATTGACAATTCTTCCACCACTTGGATTATCGCAATTTCAATTAGGTGTATTCAATGGTACTGGTCAAAACTTACCAGCAGGAACTCCTGTATATGCAACAGGATATAATAATGAAAGAGCAAGAACAATTATTGATAAATCTTTGGCAAGTACATCTTCACCAGTCTTAGGATTAACAAAAACAAATATTCCAATTGGATCATCAGGAATAGTTGTAGTTGCTGGAGTTATGGAAAATATTAATACATCTGGATTTAACAATGGAGATGTTTTATATGTTGGAACTTCTGGTGGACTGACAAACATTCCTGGTTCTGGTGCTGTTGGAATAGTTGCACATGCAGCAAATAATGGAGTAATTATTGTTGAGGCAAAAGGCAACGGTACATGGGGGGCACTAAAGGCTGGACTAGCCTAATAGTGATATAATTAAACAATGGCAACTTTAAGAGGATCTCAAACATCATACGATATAGGAAACAAACCTCCTACAGTTATTTGGACTGTTGTCCGTGGAGATACTTCTGGTTTTAAAGTTTATGTAACAGATGATGCAAAGGTCCCGTTAATTTTAAAGGGTGCTGGATCTGAATGGACTATTGCTATGAAAATTAAAAGACCAAATTCCACCCCTGGAGTAATTACTGATGATGCTGTTACAGTAATGGCATTACATCCAAGAGCAGATGAAGATGACCTGGTTGGAGAGTTTACAGTTTGGCTTACAGCAGAAGAATCCCATGTTTTACAAACAGGAGACATCTTTGATATTCAAGTTTCAGATCCTACAAGAGTTTGGACAGTTGCTCAGGGTAGCATGAAAATTCTTGAAGATGTAACAGATTAATGGCTACAGCATTAATACTTGATGAATTAAACAATAAAACAAATTCAATATTTCCAATTGATTATCCATTAATTGAAATAAAAGATTTTACAAGAAATGCTGTTCTTAGTGATGTACTTCCATTTAGAGTTAAGTTTTCAGCCATTCAAATTGTGGCTATTGGTTTGGGCAATACCCCAGGAATTCCACTTCAGGTAATTGGCTACAGTAACTATATTCTTTAATTAATTAATTAAAAAGCGTGTTATAATTACCACATGGCTAAAGTATCAATTCCAGCAGTTAAGAGTCTATTCCAAACTGGAGATAGACCTACTCAAGAAAACTATGAAGATTTAATCGATACCGCAGTTTCCCAAGCAACAGATTTGGGTTCTTACGGTAATAATGAAAATACAATCAACGGTATTGAAAACGTAACTGTTATTGATAACTTTGACGCTACAGTTTGGCGAATGGTCAAGTATATTGTTTCAATATCAAAGACCTCTGCAGGGGACAACAAGTTCTATGCAACCGAACTAACAATTCTCGTTGACGGTACAAATGTAAATGTCAGCGAATACGGAACAATCGACAATGATGGGAATATTGGCACCATTAATGTCTCTCGCACTGGAAATACCGTGGCTTTAACAGTCACTCCAGATCCTGCGATCAAGCCAGTCACAGTTCGTTACGCACGAATTGGACTTAAGGCATAAATAAGGAGATATAAAAAATGGCAACAGTAAATAAAGATTTTAAAATTAAGAGTGGTCTTATTGTTGAAGGTTCAACAGCAACCGTAGGCGGATATGATGTTCTTACAAAGAAGCAAGGAGACCAAGATTATATTGTTGGTCTTATTGGTGGTACAGCAACATCTGCTAACACTGCTAACACAGTTGTAAAGCGTGATGCATCAGGTAACTTTGCTGCAGGAACAATCACAGCAGCAGTTACAGGAAATGTAACAGGTAACGTAACAGGAAACGTAACAGGTAATTTAACTGGTAACGTAACTGGTAACGTATCAGGCTCTGCTGGAACAGTAACAAGCCTTTCAGGTAATTCAACAACAGGACTTACAGAAGGAACTAACCTTTACTTCACAGATGAAAGAGCACAAGATGCGATTGGAAACAATCTTGGAACTGGCCTTTCATACAATGATTCAACAGGTGCAATTTCTGTAACAGCAAATACTTACGATGCATATGGTGCAGCAACTGCAGCACAATCTGCAGCAGAAGCAACAGCATCAGCAGATGCAACATCAAAGGCTAACGCTGCACGGACTGCAGCAGAGGCTACAGCAGCAGCAGATGCTACTTCAAAGGCTAACGCTGCACGAACAGCAGCAGAAGCAACTGCAGCATCAGCACTTTCTTCTGCAATATCAACTGAAGTTACAAATCGTAACACAGCAATTTCAGCAGCAATTGATGGAGTTGTAGATGGTGCACCAGGACTTCTTGATACATTAAATGAATTAGCAGCAGCAATCAATGATGATGCTAACTACACAACAACTATTACGACTGCATTGGGAACAAAAGCCCCACTTGCATCACCAGCATTAACTGGTACACCTACAGCACCAACTGCTGCAGCAGGTACAAATACAACTCAGGTTGCAACAACTGCATACGCAAAGGCAGCAGCAGATGCTGCACAGACTGCAGCAACTACAGCAGCAGCATCAGACGCTACTTCAAAGGCCAACGCTGCACGGACTGCAGCAGAGGCTACAGCAGCAGCAGATGCAACCGCCAAGGTAGCAGCAGAAGCAACAGCACGTAATACTGCAATTGCTACAGCAATCTCAACAGAGGTCTCAGATCGTAACACAGCAATTACTTCAGCAGTAGATGCAATTAACACAGACGCAATTGAAGAGGGTACATCAAATAAGTACTTTACAGATGCTCGTGCTAAGGCTTCAGCAGCAGATCTTTTGACTGGTGCTACAAAGACTAATATCACAATTACAGGTTCAGGTTCAGGCCTTGTTATTACCGCAGAAAACGGTGTAGCAGATTCTACAACTTCAGACCTTACAGAAGGTTCAAACCTTTACTTTACAAATGCTCGTGCAGTATCTGCTGTACAAGCAGTTGTTCCAAACTTTACATCAGTTGATTTGAATTCAGTTGCTAAGCAAGTTGCAGCAACTCTTTCAGCACCAACTGCTGGAGTTCAAACAGCACACGCTTTTGCAAAGGCTGATTATCGTTCAGCAGAATACCTTGTAAAGGTTGCATATTCAACACACACTGAAATCTCAAAGGTCCTTTTGACTCTTGATTCTTCAGATAATATTGCAATTACAGAATACGGAATGGTAGGAACAAATGGTTCACTATCAGCAGTTTCTGCAGGTATTTCAGGAGCAAATGTACAACTTTTAGTAACAACTGCTAACAATAACTCAACAGTTACTGTTATGGGAACACTACTTAAGTAATTAATTAAAGGTTTGGGGGATCCTTTCAAAATCCCTCACAAAAAAGTGGTAAAGAGGAGAAATAAATGACAGCAGCATCAGTCACAGTCGATAAAGACTTCAGAGTTAAAAATGGATTAGTCGTAGCAAATGGCGGTCTATTTGGCGGAACAGTTACAGTAGCAACACCTACAAGTAATTCTCACGCAGCAACTAAGGAGTATGTAGATTCTGTAACAGGAATGACTGTATCATCAACTGCTCCTTCTTCACCAACTAATGGAAAACAATGGTTAGACACTTCAACAAATAGAGTTAATTTTTATTATAGTGGAACATGGTATACACAAGCCACTATCGATGATACAAATAGCATTCCAGATCACATTCATGATACAGCAATTGATGGCACAGGCCTTATTGTAAGTCAGTTTATTGATTCTGGTTTTTTTGATAGCCCAATGACATCTAGTACAGATTCTGGAAATGCATCAGATACAAGTTTTACATCTACCACAGATGGTGGATTAGCAATAGATAATTTCAATTAATAAATTGATGTTATAATAAGATAGATATGGGCAGCCCCCATAAGGAGGAAGTAAATGGCAGTTAGACAACAGCAACGCAGAGGTACCGCAGCACAGTGGACATCAGCAAACCCAATTCTTTCAGCAGCCGAGATTGGCTATGAAACAGATACAAATAAATTTAAGATTGGTGATGGAACCAATCGCTGGTCAACTCTAAGTTATTTTGTTGATCTTGATACAATGATTGCTGGCGCCCCAGGACTCCTAAATTCTCTTGACGAGATTGCAGCAGCAATTAACGATGATCCAGCATTTTTTACAACAATTGCTTCATCACTTTCTTCAAAAGCCCCAATTGCTTCCCCAACATTTACAGGAACAGTCTCTGGCGTAACAAAGTCAATGGTTGGCTTAGGGTCAGTTGATAATACAGCAGATTCTGCTAAACCAGTTTCTACAGCAACTCAGACAGCACTTGATCTTAAACTTGCTTCTGCAACTGCTGCATCAACTTATGAAACTATTTCAAATGTTGCACTTAAGGCTCCGTTAGCATCTCCAGCACTTACTGGCACACCAACATCTCCAACTGCATCAGTTGGAACTAATACAACACAAGTTGCCACAACAGCATTTGTTAAGGCAGCAATTCAGGATATTGCTTCACTAAATCTAGTACTTGACGGCGGTGGAGTATAAAATGACAAATTTTAATACAAATAAGAAAGTGTACGTAGCCCGTACAGAAGGAGATAAATAAATGACAACAAGAATGCAACAGCGTAGAGGAACCTCTGCACAATGGACTTCAGCAAATCCAATCTTAGCAAATGGTGAAATTGGAGTAGAAACAGACACCAACCAATTTAAACTTGGTGATGGTGTTAACGTATGGTCAGATCTCTCCTACTTTAAAAATCTTGACGACCTTGCTGGTTCTCTTGATGACTACGTATTATTAAGCACAAAGGGGCAAGCAAATGGAGTTGCAACACTAGACTCCAATGCTCAAATTCCGCTTTCACAATTAGCAAACCTTATATCTTCAGCACCATTAGCACTAGACACATTAAACGAACTTGCAGCAGCATTAGGAAATGATGCAAACTTTGCTACAACAATCTTAGCATCAGTTGCAACAAAACTTCCTACAAGTACATATGTAACACATGCAGCGACGACAACAAATATTCATGGAATTGCAGATACTTCAGTTCTAGCAACTGCTACAACGGTAGCAACCGCTAAAGCAGAAGCAATTTCAGCAGCAGCAACTTATACATCAACTGCTAAGTCAGAAGCAATTTCTGCAGCAGCAACCGATGCAACAAGCAAAGCATCAAGTGCAGCAGCAACTGCAGCAACTGATGCAACAACTAAAGCAGAAACTGCAAAGTCAGAAGCAATAGCAGCAGCATCAACAGCAGCAGATACTAAGGTTTCAACACACAACTCTGCTACAACAAATGTTCACGGAATTTCAGATACTTCAGCGTTAGCATTAACTGCAACTGTTAACTCAGGATTAGCGCTTAAGGCAAACTTGGCTTCGCCTACATTTACTGGAACAGTATCAGGTATCACAAAGTCAATGGTTGGACTTGGATCTGTTGACAACACAGCAGATGCTGATAAGCCAGTGTCTTCTGCAGCAACAACAGCACTTGCTCTAAAGGCACCACTTGCTTCACCAACATTTACAGGAACAGTAACAATTCCAGCAGGAGCATCAATTTCAGGATTTGCTCCACTTGCTTCACCAGCATTAACAGGAACTCCAACTGCTCCAACAGCAGCAGCAGGAACCTCAACTACACAGGTTGCAACTACAGCATTTGTAGGAACAGCAGTTTCAAACCTTGTAGCAGCAGCCCCTGCAGCACTTGACACTCTCAACGAGTTGGCGACAGCACTTGGTAATGATGCATCATTCTCAACAACAATTACAAACTCAATAGCACTAAAGGCACCACTTGCTTCACCAACATTTACAGGAACAGTGACAGTGTCAGCATCTGGAATAGCATTTTCAGACGGCACACAAACAAAGGAAGGCGTAGTCTCACGTACACCAATTATTCAAAAGACAGCAGCCTATACACTTTCAGCACTTACAGAAAGAGACTCATTGATTGAAGTATCTTCTGCATCAGCAGTCACCTTAACAATTCCAACAAATGCAACACTAGCCCTACCAGTAGGAACATCTATTGATATCCTTCAAACTGGCGCAGGTCAGGTTACAATTGCAGGTGCAAGTGGCGTTACAGTTAACGCTACACCAGGTCTAAAACTACGCACACAGTGGTCAGGCGCAACTCTTTTCAAGAGAGCAACAGATTCTTGGGTAGTTTACGGCGACCTATCAGCATAAAAATTTAAAAAGAAAAAAGGAGATATACCCATGGCAGTTAATAAGAATATAGGTGGAAGATCCCAAGCAGCAAATGACTTCTTGGCACCATATGCACCAACTATTGGAACAGCAACTAACGTTCCATCTGGAAGAGCATTTAATAATGGACGGGCTGATGTAACATTCACACCTGACGCTAGAAATGCAGCAACATCTTTTACTGTAACATCTTCTCCTGGAGGTTATACAGGAACTGGATCAGCATCTCCGATTACTGTTACTGGTCTTCAATCTGATACAGCATATACTTTTACAGTAACTGGAACTAATTCTGCAGGAACTGGAACAGCATCTGCTGCATCTAACTCTGTAACAGTTACAACAGTTCCTCAAGCCCCAGCAGCACCTACTGCTACTAACACATGCTCTGGTCGGGGTTATAATAATGGCTCTGCTTCAGTTGCCTTTACAGCCCCTGCTACAGGTGGTTCAGCAATCACTGGTTATACAGTAACATCTTCTCCTGGAGGATATGTAGGAACTGGTTCATCAAGTCCAATTACAGTAACAGGTCAACAATCAGATACTGCATACACATATACAATCACAGCAACAAATGCCAATGGATATTCAACTGCAAGTTCTGCAAGTGCATCTATGACTGCCACAACTGCACCTGCAACGCCAGGGGCACCTTCAGCATCAACCCCATCAGCAGGTGTAGATCGTATAACTTGGAGTGCCCCAGCAAATGGTGGATCAGCGATTACAAACTATTACTGGACATCTTCTGATGGAAAATCTGGTAATACAAGTGGAACTTCAGTAGATGTTGCACAAGAACAAGGAACAGCACAGACGTACCAAGTTCGTGCAGATAATGCTTGTGGTTCATCAGGAACATCTAATGCTTCTAATAGCGTTACAACAACATTCTCGTTTACACCGTTTGGTGCCTTTGGTGCCTTTGGTGCATTTGGTGCTTTCGGTGCCTTTGGTGCCTTTGGTGCCTTTGGTGCCTTTGGTGCATTTGGTGCTTTCGGTGCCTTCGGTGCATTCGGTGCAGTCTATGGCGGACCAGGATTCTTTTTCCACTGGTCACTTAACATTAATACAGAAGTACTAATGTCTACTATTGCTGGAGAGCCACAAGCATCAAAACCTGCTGGAGAACTTGTAGTTGGAGATAAACTTTTAGCACTCGATCTTGGTTCAGAAGTTTCTGATTGGACAACCTGGCAATCATCTACAATTGATTTATCACAAGCAGAAATTGTTGAAACTACAATTGTAAATATTGACATTGTTCCAGAAGATCAATTTATATATGTTGACGGAGATTTATTCTCTAAGTCACACTGGATTCTTACTAAAAAAGACGGTATTGTTAAGTTTATAAAATCTATGGATATTGATACTACATACCAAAGATATTCTCATGCAGATTCTGCTTTTGTAGATATTGTTTTGGTTGAAGTTGTAGATCTTCAAATGAACAAGGTTTCCATAAACTGTGAACCTTATGATAACTTCTTTACAAAGCAAATGTTAGTATTTGACAGACCAGATACAAACTAATAGTTTGTGATATACTGGTTTTATGAGCAAAAAAAACAAAGCGTCTAAAGTAAAATTTGTTAATACTTTGCCAAAAATGGTGGATGTATTTCCTAAGCCAGAACCAGCATCTAAAAATATACCATCTTGGTTTAAAAAAGTTGATAGTTTTCACAATAATGATTCAACCCCAATAAATGGTAATCAAAACATTACTGTTAAAAGGTGTGTAGCATTTTTAGATATGTTGTCAAGTGGATATATATTTAAAGCACCGTTTGATATATATGTTGATACAACAGAGGGCAAAAAAGTTTTTGAAGTTCCAGCAGCCATGCAAGCCTTAGTTGCTCTCGGCACCAGACAACTTGTAGGAAGTCATGATTTAAATCAAGTTCCAGGTTATCCGTTTGACACAGATCAATACATAGAATATCTTTTTAGAGTTAATATGATTTGGATAATTCAAACAGAACCTGGATATAGCACTTTATATATTCAGCCACAACACCACGAAGTTACTCCATTGTATGCAATTTCTGCAGTAATTGATTCAGATTCTTATCCATCAAATGGTTTGATGTCTTTTTTAGTTAAAAAAGATTTTAAGGGAATAATTCCAAAAGGTACACCTTTGTTACAAGTAATACCATTTAAAAGAGAAGATTATGAATCAGAGTATGTTGAAACTCAGCAAGCAGCAGATGTTATTCAAAAGGTAGGATATTTGATTAGAAGTGTTTTTAATTCTGGTTATAAAAAATTTATGTGGTCTAAAAAGTCATACAGGTAATTTTTTTTATAAACTCTATACTATAACTTTAAGTAGAGTTTTGTTTTTTATAAAACTCTGCTATACTTAGGTCTTAATCCGTTTTTGAAAGGACGATACAAATGTCAGATTTTTTTAGTTTTAAACTTCCAGAAGATTTCGTAGAAAAATATAAGAACCAAGAAAGCCCATTTGGGTTTAAAGATGCAGCAGAAAATTCACTTGGAGAGATTACTTTTATTCGTACATATTCTCGCATGAAGGAAGATGGAACTAAGGAAAGATGGCATGAGGTTTGCCGTCGTGTAATCGAGGGTATGTATTCAGTACAAAAGAATCATGCTAAAGAAAACCGTTTGCCATGGAATGACTATAAGGCTCAGAAGTCTGCACAAGAAGCATTCCAAAGAATGTTTGAATTGAAGTGGACCCCACCAGGTCGCGGTATGTGGGCATTTGGAACTCCCATGACTATGGAAAAAAAGAATTCAGCAGCACTGCAAAACTGTGCAATGGTATCTACAAAAGATCTTGACAAGAACGATCCAGGAGCATTATTTGCTTGGGTTATGGATGCATTGATGCTTGGTATTGGTGTTGGGTTTGATACAGTAGGACAGGATAAGAATTTCTCAATCTATGCCCCAACAGAACCAGAACAGGTGTTTGAAATTCCAGACACTCGTGAAGGCTGGGTAGAATCAGTTAGACTTCTTATTAATTCATACCTTAGAGCAAACCAGAGTATTCAGAAGTTTAATTATGATTTGATCAGACCTCTTGGAGCCCCCATTAAGGGCTTTGGAGGCGTTGCATCAGGACCTGCACCTCTTATCAAATTGCACGACCAAATAGACCGTGTAATAGGCTCTAGAGGGGGAGAAACACTAGATTCTCGTGCTATCGTAGACTTGGTAAACCTTATTGGTACCTGCGTGGTATCAGGCAATGTTCGAAGATCAGCAACTCTTGCTTTAGGTAATGCAGGTGATGAAACATTTATGAATCTAAAGAATTCAAAACTTTTTCCAGAGCGCAACTCATTTGATTCAGAGAATCCAGGTTGGGCTTGGATGTCAAATAATTCTATTTCAGCAGAAGTAGGAACAAAGTATGAAGATTATGTAGATTTAATTACGGAAAACGGAGAACCAGGTTTTATCTGGCTTGATGTTGCTCGTAATTATGGACGACTAAAGGATGCGCCAGACGGTAAAGATTATCGTGTGATGGGATTT